ATCCAGTATCAGTATCATTATCAAAACCTATAGCTGGTGCGCTTGCAGTACCACTATCATCAACTTTTAACTGACCTATCATCGTTCCACCTGTAACAGGCAATAGCCCTAAATTTGCTGTATCTATATTTCCGATATCAGTAAAACCGTTATTTGCACTATTTCTAATTTTTAAAATATTCGTACTGGTATTAAGAAAAGTCATGCCAGCAACACATTGAGTTCCTGCTAAATCACTACTCTCAGCACTTTGACCCTGTAATGCTTTAAAACAAGCTTGTATATCTAATCTGACAGCTTGACCAGAAGCATTATCAATAGTGAAATCTGTAACTGAAAGACTCATAACTTATTACTATGTCTCTTCATTCTATCCTCCTTTACCAAAACCAACAGCTTGAAATGTAAATTTCTTATTTATTGGGTTATTATTAGCATCTTTTATACTTACATTAAATCCCGTTCCTGTCACGATTGTTCCAGCAGCATTTAAAAAATCACCGTTTGAATCTGTTTTTATAGTGGCATAATCACCTGAATCTTGACCCATAATTGTAATTGCAACTGATGGTTTATAAAAATTTACACCTCCTAAAGTGGCTGTACCAACAAAAAATGGACTCCCAAAAGTAACATCTACACCTGATGAAGACGTTCCAGAATCAATAGGGCTTACAGAATTTGAACTTCCAGAGACATAACTTCTTTCAGTTCTTGATGGCATTTCTGCTCTGTATCCAAGTTGTTGTAATACAATATTTTGAGCAACATCGCCACTTTCTAATGTCACTCTAAATTGAAAACCTCTTCCTTTAAACGTCCCATTAGAAAATTCATTAAAACCTGTATAAGTGCTCATATCAGTAGAAGTTCTTACAGCTAATTTAGCATTTGCACTATCAGCAGCATCTCCATCCCAATCAGGAAAACTATCTACTGAACCAACTCTGTCATCCCATAAAGCTGAAGGATAATAACCAGCACCTTGAAAATGTCTTTTTAAAACAAGAGAAAAAGTGCTCCCTAAATCTAAAGTGTCTATAAAATCATAAGTACCTGTTGCTTTAGTGGCAGGACTCGTAATTGCTGTGCTGATTAAATTCAATCCACCTTTAGTTGAATCATACTGAGTATTATTAAACAAACTGGTTGTCGTGTTATTAAACGGTGGACTATCATTATCTTCTCTATCAAATTTTATAAGAATAGAATCTAAAATTTCTACAAGATTGGATTCTATAGATGCTGCATTTGCACTTAACCTTTCTCCATCGTCTTGAAATTTAAGTAGATAAGTTCCATTTAATGCAGGTACTATTGCTTCAGTTGCATTTCCAGGTACAGCTTGAATAACATTTTGTGCTGAAGCAAATGTAGCAGATGAACTTGTTTGATCCGTATGTCTTACAATTACAAAACCACCATGAAGAACATCTACAGCCGTTGCTTGGTTAAAACGCAATCTTACAAATTGTTCATTTATAGGTTCAATAGTTAAACCAGATACATCCTCTGGTATAGCAGTTTTACCTGATGCAGTAAAAGTAGTTTCAGATCCGTTTGAAGATAAAATTAAAGCTGCATTGTACGGAAATACTTGAATTGTATATGTTCCTTTTTTGCTATCTAACAATTCAAAGTCATTACTAAATACTACATGTGAAACAAAATTAGTATCTTCATATTTAATATTTAATTGATATTGAGTTACACCAGTTACAGCTTGCCAGCTTATAATAAGTTTACTTTTAGCAGCGTTATTAATAACAACAATTTTTTCTTCAACACTTAAATTGCTTGGAGCAAGTGCGAGGGGGTTTAATATAGATGTATTTCTTATGGGTAAAGGGTCATTATTTTCTATAAAAGCGTATTTTCCTGGAACATAAGATAAAGCTGTAATTAGATAGTTAACATCATCTTGTTCTTCTACTTGAATTACTCTAAACAATTCAGTCTGTAATGTTGTACTAGATATTAAATAAGGAGAATTAACATTTGGTGCTGATGTAAATGCAGAACTTACAGTTAAAACTGCACCTGAAATATTAGATATAGATTTAGATTCTACTGATCCATCAGGTAACACTACACTTACTGTTGGGCTGTCGTTTATAGATGGTAAGGTTGTTTGAGCTTCAGCATCAATAGTAATACTAGTTGTTGTTGCTGCTGTAACACGGCCACCTCTTCTGGCCCCTGCCCTTACGGGATCGTTTATCTCAATAACAGCCCCAGGTCTAACTACTACACCAGCATCTATAGAAGTTGTAAAAGTAACGGTTTCAGATTCATTCTGTTCAGCAAATAATACTGCTCTTCCAAGTCTTGCTGCTTGACCACGAGAAGTACAGGCATACGCAGTTATTTGTTTTACAATCGTTCCCAGTTTTGCTATAGCTGCTAAATCTTCTACTACTTCAAAATCAATTTCTGTTGAATCCATATTGAAGTAGGCAACAGAAATAACAGAATGACGTTGTTTAAAACTGCTTCCTGAATACCTAAATCCATCAACTCCTACATTGGCTAAATTAAATAAATAACTTGCTTGTGTTTCTTTATCTTGAGATATGTTTATAGTTCCAGCAGACCATATTGGCATACACCTCATCACACCAGATAAGTTATTTATGGCCGTAAAGGCTTCTTGAGGACTTTGAATATTGACGTTACAACTAAATCTAGCCTCTTGACCTCCCTGACCATCAGAAACTAATTCGTTTGCATATTTACTTGCAGCAACAAAACTAAATAAATCTAAATTGTTATCTTTAATGTGATCTCCAAGACCATAACGAATATTAGTAAGTAAATCAAGTAAACACATTGCAGGACAGTTAGTGTAAACAGCAGCACCCATAACACCATTAAAGATATAACCGCTTGGATAAATTATTCTTCCTGTTGCATTATCAACAGTAGGAGTACCTGTACCAGACGCACCAGTGCCAGGAATTCTTACTTTTATACCTCTAATACGATACCTCCTTGTAGGAATACTATTAAATTGTTTACTATCTAAACGAACAGCACAATAAGCACTATTATCATAAGTGGAACTATTATCAATAACTTCTTGAATACTTGTAAACTGAAAAGCATTTATTCTATCTGAGGTTGTGCTATCTGCTGTAACACGAATTACTCTTATATCAACAGGAAAAGATCCTGTTAAAGTAATTCTATGATCTTTTGCATAAGCATCTGCTGTTCTACCGCTTACCCTACCTCCATTATCAGGTGTTATAACATCTGAAAAACCGCCTGAATTATATTGCACCTGAATCTTATAATCAACAGTATCTCCTCTTAAGTCTCCATCATCTTCTGCTACTTGGATTTGAGGCCAAGTTAAGGTAACAATTACAGCGTCCACATCTGTATTGGTAATTTGTCTAGTAACAGGAATAGTAGTAGTTACGGTTACGGCAACAATAGTAGGACTTCTAGTTTCTGCTGGTATTCCTGGTAATGCTAATTGACTAGTCGTACCAAATCTTGTATCGAAACCAACGTCTGTAAAATTAAAATCTGTTGGTTGAGGATTTGTACTATCAGCACTAGCATTTAAAACTGGAGTATCACCAAAAAATACATCTTTTTTCCCTGCTTGTAAATAAGAAGCAGTTCCTTTCGTTCTATTTTCTTTTGATGCTGTTGCAAAACCTTCTATTTCACCTTCAGATATGAGATCCTGAATCGTTGCAAAACTTCTACTATGTAAGGTGTCAGGAGCACGATATGGAGTCGGAGGAGCCTGTCTACCACCCCCAGAACCTTTGATGAGTTTATTTTTATCAATCATGCTTCTACTTGATTATTGTCAATGGCTGCTGAAATTACAACAGAACCCGTAAATATTTCTCCATAAACAATGGGAACTGGTGTACCTGCTCTTGATGTGTTTTGCAATCCGCCAAAACTAAAAGACAATCTAGGATCTTCCTCTGAACTAAAATCTTGTGGCTTTGGTAAAGGAAACAATAATTCATTAACACCCAAAAGAGTAAGACCAACTCCTACATTTGCTGCTTGTGCAGCTAAACTTCCTCCAAAAAAACCAATTCCTTGAGTAGCGTTAAGAGCAAAGCCCGTTCCACCTGATAGAATGCCCAGTGATATTAAACCTGCTCCTAACAGTATCTTTCTTGCTCCACTTCCTGCTCCTGCTATGACTGGTATAAAATGTATATCTTCCATTCCAACAGGATAATTAATTTCATTTTTATCAATATTATAATTACCTACCTTTACTTGATAATACTGTGGACTCATGTGTTCTTCTAGACCAGAAAAATTATGTATTAAAAAACTAACAGCTTTTGATACTGAATCAACTTCAACTTCAAACTCTTTGTGTCCAATAAATTCTGCTAATTGTCCATATAATTTTATTTTACGAAGCATAACGATACCTCTTTCCAGTACATTTTAACAGCCATTCAGAGTAAGGTTCTCTACAAGATAGTCTATCGGTTAAATGATGAATTACATCTCCTTCAAAAAATAATGCTACATGATTTAAAGTTGGATGCAATATCGACATTAAAAGTACATCTCCATCTCTTAAACCTTCTTCTGGTCTTAACTCTCGAAAGCCAGTTCTCCAAGCACAGCTTTCAAATAACGGATTATCTAAAAATTCTTGTGGTGTTGTAGGTCTTTCCCAATCTCTAAGATCTATATTCTTTTTTTCTTTATACCAATCTCTCACTAAACTCCAACAATCTGTAATACCCCATACCCATTGACGACCCAATAACGGTGCTTTATATCCGCATGGTTCTAAATATGCCCATTGTTCTGTCTTTGGATTAACAATATACCAAGGTAAATTACTATCTTCACAACTAATCTTGTCTGCTTGACTAGGAGTAGGAGGTGTTATGGGATGGCTATGAACAATACCAACAATCTCACCAATACTATCTGCTTTCACATAATCTTTCGGATCAAGAATAAAACATTGGTGATTTGTTATTGAAAGATTACCACATGGATGGTATCTTTCCTTACCCTTTACGTTTAATAAAAGGCCACAACATTCTTTTGGGTCTTGCTCTTTTGCATGAAGTAGTGCTTTTTCTTTCCAGTGCATTATTTAAACGTACCGATAGAAGGAAAATCTTTTCTTGTGCATTGACGCTTGGGTATTCTTACACCAGCAAGATCTGTAGGAGAAGCAAGTTCAAATTCTACAAGTTCTCTAGTTTCTGTTGATTTACGATCTATTCCATAAATTTCTCTTGGAAATTCTGCTGTTGGATCTGGTGTTCCAAAGGGGTTAACAGGAGGATTACTGCCTATAGGTGCAAAATTTGCAGCATCAATGAACTTAGCAAGAGTTCTTATCCTTGTTAATATAGCTCCTGTTAAATCATTACCATTCGTAACTTGATTGACAGATAGAAGAATTGCAGACATGAACCCTGTTGCATTACTAATAGATATTTTAGGTCTAGGTAGTTGTCCTCCTTGAAACGCAAATCCTGATGCCAATATCGGAAATCTAAGATAGTCATTACCATCCCAAACTATTTTCCCGTTTGCATTTAAATTACTTCCAGAGTGAAAACGGTAAATTGTATTTGAACCATGTAATGTATTTATTAATTCAAGAGTATATAATTCAATAATCGCTGACGGATTTATTGACTGTAAATCACTAAATACTACTGCTGATACTGACATAATTACGCTGGTTCAAATACTTGTCTGAAAGTAGCTTGAATTGTAGCTCTATTTAAATATGGTATCGACTTACTCCATCGCTCGCAAACAAACTGAGAAGATGAACTTTCTCCTGGAGGTGTATAAGTAAAACTAGCACTATCATTGGCACGAGCGTCTAAAAAAGTTTCTATAGCATCTGCATCTGATTCTGATACTTCAAAAGTAAAACTAAATATCTTTGGATTTTGATGTTGAGCAAGTCCAAAAATAATTCGATGTTCATAACCATCAGCAAAACTTATTGTTCTAGTTAATGGTGCAGAGTTTTTTCTTTGACCATATTTAGGTGTTGTTCCTCCAGTTGATGTTCCAACTGTTGCATCATCAAAGGTAGCCATTATCTAAGTAAACCTCCAGGTCTTCTTTGTTCTATTAATTCTGATTGTATCGCTGCTGAAATCAAACGACCAAGTTCTCGACCCTGTTGTTCATCTCCTTCAACAGACGAGCCAGAAGCATCTACGTTAACAACTATATTTGTAGAACCCATTGCATTGTTAGGAATAATAGTTCCTGCTCTATCAGGTACAAATAACTCTGGCCCACGTTCTCCAACTATTGAAGCTCTTCCTACAGGTGGCCTTCCTCCATCAGCAAACTTAAGACCGCTTATAGGTTCTACAAATGGTGCAGATATACCGCTAGAAAAAGAAGTACCTAATCCTTGTGTTAAAAAATTAGAACCGCCTCCTAATGCTGAACTTAAACCTTTACCTAAAACACCAAGCAAACCTCTTTGTAATTTAGTAGCTGCCATTCTTGCTGCTGATTCAATGAAGAAATCTGCAATTCTATTAAGCATATTTCTAAACGCATCCTGTACTGTCATAGTTCCTCTAATTATTCCTTTAAATGAATCTTCAAAAGAGGTTGATATAGCTTTAGAAAACTCTATAGTTTGAAACTGTGTATTATTAAGTTTTCTTAATTCTTTATCTATTTTTTCAATTTCAGAAACAATAGAAAAACCTACTTCTTCAACTGCCAATTTCTGTTGTGTAACATTATCTTTAATTTTATTTAAATTTTCAATAGTTTCATCTGTTTTTATTATTAGGTTATTTAATTCAGATTGATCTACCGCTTGACGTACACCAAGGCCAGAAACTAATGAACCTTCAGGAGATCTTTTTTTGTTCTGTTCTATTTTTAGATCAATAATTTTTTTTCTTCTAATATCAATAAGTTCATTAATTGCTGCTTCTGCTCCTTTCTGAGCTAATAATCTAGTAAGTCTTAATTCTTGATCTTGGGTTAATTCTTTTGAAGATTGCTTAATTGCATTAAGAACAGAAGAAACATTATCTGCCTGTGAAAATGATTCAAATAAGGCAAAGTCACCACCAAAAAATTTAGCTAATCCTATACTTTCTTCTCCGAATCTTTTAAATTGTTCTAGTACTTTTACAA